CGTTTGAGGTGGACTGGAAACTATGGAAGAAGTGACGCCAAGAGAAGTGTGCCTTAAGTCTGCGCTTAGTGCAGTTAAGGTTCGACCCGATAACTACGGAGATCCAAAGACAAACTTCCAAGACATCGCAAGACTGTGGAACAGCGTGCAGCATGCTTCTGTCTACGAGCCAGAAAACGTGGCGTTGTTCATGATTCTTGTGAAGGTGGCTCGTCTAATGCACGACCCGTCCCATGAGGATAGCTGGATTGACATTGCAGGCTACGCTGCCTGCGGATATGAGGTGACTCAGTAATGGGCGGTATGCTTCCTGCAAAAGAGTTCGAGTTCCGACATTTCAATCCTAAGGCGAACCTTAAGTATTGTAGTGTCGATGACTGCACTCGCCTTGAATCTCGTCATGGCAAGTGCGAGCGCTGTCATGCACTTGACTGGTACCATCTAGAGCTAGCAAAGGAGCGGTACAATGCTAATTCTCGGCGTTGATCCCGGCGGCACCATTGGTACTGCCTACCTTCTTGCCGACAAAGAGGGATGTTCTTGGCGGCTAGCCGAACAGGTCAAAGATAGCAACCTATTTAGCTGGCTAGACCATACAGAGAAGCCCGATACTGTGGTCGTGGAAGATTTCATCGCCCGTCCTACACTTACAGATGGACGATGGACCCAGCTTCCTGTAGCTAAGCAGATCGGCGCGATTGAATACTGGGCACACATCAACAAGATCCACTTCGTCCTACAGCAGCCCAGTTGTAAGCCTGTAGGATATGCGAAGGCGGGGCTTGAGTACAAGAAAGGAAAGCAAGGGGTACACATGATGGATGCTATGGCGCACGCCGCGTTCTACGCATCCAAGATTGGCTACCAAACGAGAGAGCGTAACTGATGGCATTCTACACGAGAGCACAGATCGGCCTAGTTCCACCCAAGAGCACCACGTTTCTGGGCATGGTCGATAACCTATACATTCACCATAGTGGTAGCGGCGGGCCGGGAGCCTACAGCGTAGAAGAAGCTATGTCTTATCTCCGTGGCGTGCAGCAGTACCACATGAGCGGGGAGTACGTTGACATTGCTTATAACTACGGGTTTGACCAGCTCGGAAACATCTATGAACTCCGAGGTTTTGGAGTCATGGGAGGCGCTACTTACGGCCAGAACGACAGCTCATACGCCTTTCTTTGGATTGGCGATAGCAACGTTGATACTCCTGCAGATGCTTCTCTGCGGGCGATGGCCGCGCACGCAAGGGCCGGAGTAACTGGCGCCTACTTCTCACCGCATCCGAACTTTCGGGGGCATCGAGATGCTGGAGGAACCTCCTGCCCAGGAGATACCCTCTACAATCTAATTCCTGCAATCAAAAACTATTTCAATGGAGGTGGATCCGTGGACGAAGCAACCGCTCGCCAATGGGTTAAGGAAGATTACAACACGATTCTTGGTCGGGAACCCGATCAGGAAGGCTGGGACTTCTGGACGCAGAAGCTAATGGATGGAGCACAGCGTAACGATATTCGCTGGATCTTTCTCACAGGTCCCGAGGGGCTTCCGGCACTTAGGAATCGAATCGCCGTACTAGAGAGCAAGCCAGCGGCAGATCCGAACCGACCTGAGTCTGGTGCTCCGCAATACACGTTCCAGCAGATCGCCAACGACATGGCACGGCGACTGCTGAACGACTGATAGAAAGTAAAAGGCCCCCGGTCCAATGGACCGGGGGCCTTTTTTATATCCTACGACCTAGTGGTCGCGCATCAAAAGCTGCAGGAGACGATGGCGTGTACTTCCCACCTTCTTGCGCTGCCTTCTTTTTCTTACTGTATTCAGTAATAAACTTCTGTAGAGACTTCTTTGTTTCAAGAAGATTTTTGGCGTTAGGATCTTCGTAGACCCAACGATTCCTGACCTTCTCCCTAGGCATTTCAGAGAGGATCTTCTCCAACTCTTCCTGCCTACGGATTGCTTCACTTACCTGCTGACCTTCAGTTACGGTCCGAATGTCAAGACCTGTAAGGAAGCGGCCAAGTTCTCCACCAGAGAGGGCGCCCTTTAGGAAACCTCCTACACCGGGGTCGGTAGAGGGATCAATACCTCGTCGCCCCAAGTTGTAGGCTAGGTTAGATTGGGGTAGCTGCTGAGTTAGCCAGCGTCCCCAGCCCTGCTCGCTCAAATCCTGTCCGGTAAAGACAGACTTGCCCGTAGAGCGCTCAACAAAGTTCTTAATCAGCGGGTTGGACTGACCAGCAATGATGCGAGCCGTTTCCCCAACGCTTGATTGGACAGAGGGAATGTCTCTTTGGGCCAGATCCTGCACGACCTGAACAGGAGCGTCAATGTTTCGCAAGACGTCTACAGGCAGACCTGCTGTAGACATCATTACATCTTGCCCTGGCTGAATCCCGAACGCTCCCCCCACCACAGAGCCTACCGGACCCGCCTTATCAAGCAGTTCTTGCAATCCGCTCTTTTGATTCTGCTTTTGGTACTGAGCTTGTAGTCTGAATGGCGCCATTTCGGTCATCCATTGCGGCACTAGTGGGTCCTCTTCGGGATCCGCCATGTCTGCGCCCAGCAGATTAGTGATTAGGTTCTGACCCTTCGGATAAAGGGCCATGAATCCAGGGTTTGTAAAGAGCAACGAAATTTGCTGGGGCAGAGCCTGTCGCAAATAGCTATAGAAGGGAATGACTCGCGACATTACCTTCTTCTCAAAGACAGTCTTGTTGCCGTAGTCAAGGTTTACCCGACGTACAGCGTCACCTGCACCCGTAGCGGTCTTTACAATGTCGTCGTCCCAACCACCAAGCTTATTTCGTTTAATCTCTTTAATGTTCTTTGGAAGGTCCTTGTCTAGGCGATCCATAAAGTGAGCTAGACGAACGAAATCTTCCTGCTTGTCTGCAAGATCTCCGGCAAATCCCTTCATCTTGCCGTAGGGCTTGCCAAGCTTTTGACCAATAGCCGCCCTCTTGCCAGACTCTGCAGTCAGAAGCTTGTCAAGACCAACAATATCACGGTATAGCAGGGAGGAGATCTGCCCAGCTTTGCCGCCCATTGTGGTGTAGAGTTCCCAGATATCCCTAGTAGAGATCTTTCGATTCCCTATCTGAATCGTCCTACCCTTAAAGTCCGTAAGGCCCTTAAGATCAGCCTCTACAAACTTATCAATATCCTCGATAACCTTACGAGCCTGCGAATACCTCTCGGGATTATATACTCCGTCAGAAGCATTCATAACAATGTCGCTGATAAGGTTACGAATACGAGTCTGAGGCGTTAGAGTTGCAAGAAAGCGCCATTCATTGAGCGCTTTATCCGCGGTCCGCATGACCTTGCTGGCTACAGTAGTATCGTCAAAGATGCCCATCGTAGATTCAAGAGCCTTCATCTGCTCTACAGGCATGTAGAGGTCCTCGAATTGATCTTTGAAGTTCTTAAACATCGGGTGTCGAAGAACATCATTGACCGGCAAGTAGTTGTACTTCTCAAGGAAGTCCGCATTCCGCTTAGTCTTGCGCACTCCAAACGTAGCTAGGGCATCTTGATAAACGCGAGCCTTAGCCACAGCTTGATGGTGCTGGGCTAGACGAATCGGAAGCCACTCTGCCCAGTCTACAATAGGATCTAGTCCTAGACGCTCTGCTTCTGCTAGGGTTAGATCCCCTTCACGCTTGTACTGGAAGGGCTGCTTTGATCGACCCGTAGTCTTGACGGGGAATTTTTCTACACCGTCAATAACTACAGCGCCCTTACGATTCCTAATGACTCGGTGCGCGTAGCTTTCGACTTTCTGGTCAGGACCGAGAATACCGAGATTTCGTTCCGTTCTATAGATCTGGTCTAGAAACTCTCTAAAAACGTTTTGCATATCTGCTGCGTTGTCGATACCGTACTCGTTATCGGCAGCTTTGCTAGAAGGCAGCGCGGAAGCTACAGGGCTGTCCGCTTCGTCTAGCGCAAACGTGATGGCTCGCCGCTGTTCAGGGGTAAACAGCGATGCCCACCGGTTAATCTTCATTTGGTGGATACGCATTCCCTCGGTAGCGCGCATCTCAGCGCGACGAGTGACGTCCGCCAAGCCTCCAGGCATTTCTGCCTGTCGGCTAAATGCCTTAGATAGGGTGCCGTATTCGCCTTCATCATTCGTAAAGAGGTTCTTTGCGCCCTTAGACAGCTTGTCGTAGACCTTCGTACTCTTTAGAATCGGCTTCCCACCAAAGCTTAGGTAGGCATAGCCTGCACTATCTGCGGCTAGGTCGTCTGCAATGCCCTTTACTAGTTCTTCGTATCCAGAGGTCTTCCCTTGAAACTTCTGATATTGGGCAGGAATAGCCCTACCCGCAGCTTTAGCTTCATAAAGCTCGTCTGCCTTCCTAGCAGCTTGCGCTTGAAGGGCTGCCCTGGGGGTCGTACCCTTCTTAAGCCCTACACTGGTGTAGGTAAGAGGATCAGCAAACACGTCGAAGCCAAAGCCCAGCGTGCTGCTCAACCAATCGGGAGTATCCTCACCGAACGCTGTTTCTACAACGTCCTTACCTGAGGCATAAGTATCGCCTTTAAGCCCGGCTCCGATACCGGAGACGAAACCGCCCAGGCCCTCACCTTCTAGGGCCCGGACGGTTCCTTCCGCTACACCTCTAGACGGCCTAGAAAGGAAATCGAACAGCTCAGGCAGAATACTGCGACTACGCTGCAGCTCCTCCAGTTCGCTTTCGGTGTAGTACTTTACCATTACTTGTTAGCCTCTCTCGCTCGTTGAGCTTTGATTCTTTCCCATTCGTCAGGAGTGTAAGACTTCCTAGTTACCTTGTCATAAATCTTTTTGTTGCTCTTAGCCTTATAACCGGTTCTCTTAATGGTCTTACCCTCGGCCTCGGCCTTAGCTTCTCGCTCTTTACGGTCCTTGGCTTTTTCTTTTGCAAGCCGTTCGTTTGTGTAATCATTCCTACGCTTGACCATGAGCTTCTCAAGATCAAGGGGGTCCATCCATCTGCCCGTAAATGGATCTTGGGCTTTCGGAGTAAGCGTCTCACGTAGAAGCATCTCTACCTCGCTTTGGTCTCTAGTACCAAATCCAAGTCGCTTAGCAACCTCTTTGTTTTGGACAGACCCAAACCAGGGACGGCCCTTAGGATCTGCAACATCTTCCTTAAAGAGCATCCGCATCATGTAGCGCGCATCGCTAAGCCTAGGCTCACGCCCTAGCTTTTTGGCTGCCTCTTGATACCAGGGTGAAAGCTCATAATTCTTAAGGGGATCAGGCCCTTGATTAAACACCTCACCAGTACCAATATTCCGTCGGACCCCAGCTGTTGCCTGAGATTCACGGAACTCGTTAATCTCTCTCGGACTACGGAAGTAGCTGTCTAGGATCTCACCAGTTAGCTCATCAACTTCGTCTAGTACCTCTGCGTCGGGATCCAGGGTACGACCAACGTCGCTGGCTTCTCCACCAGCCAACTGATTCATGACCCTACTATAGCCTTGTCCCTCCGTTAGCTCGGCTCCAGTACGATAGAAGTCTGGAAGCTCCTCTTCTACAAGGGCAGAAGTAGATGCACCGGACGGGCGCTTAATAGTACGGTTTGCAAGGTTCTTCAAGTACGCATCGTACTCTTCGGGATTGCTGGCTCGGCTAATAACTCTAGCATCATCAATCCACTCAACCTCACCTTTGCTATTGACGCGGGTAGGCTGTTCTCCCTTGATAGTCGGGAAAATCTCAGGATACTTCTTTCGAGCTTGCCAGCCTGGAATGTTTCCAGTCACGCGCTCCGTGCCTACGTAGGGAACGGCCCCCCTGACTGCATTAAGCTGTCCCGGCTTCTTATGCTTTTCAACCCAGTCTTTCCAGCCAGGAGTAAGCTCCATACCGGGAACGGTAGGATTCTTACCCTGCCTACGAAGATTTGAAAGATGGCGAGCTTCTCGCTGAACTAGCTCGATCTTGCCCGCGTCCCTAAGGTTTAGGTTCTTTAGAGATGCATTTTCTGGAATCTCATCAATAAGCCGCATTAGCTGCTCGGTGGGCATGCTCTGTAGATACAGGGCATCCTCTTCGCTAATTCGATAAACGTTTAGCTGTTCTGGAAGTCGCCGTAGGTAGTCTCCGGTTAGCTCTACAGGCTCTCCGGTACGGGCTACCTGTATCTGTCCAAGATTAGGCTGAGTAACCGCAGGCACCCGTCCTTCTTGCCCCAGAACCCTGTTATACAGTTCATACGGATCTGCACCATAAGGAGCAGGAGTTTCTGGATACTTGAAGATTGGACGTTGTGTAGGCGTCCGTCCAGTTCTTGGAGATAGCGTTTCTGCTACGAGGTTAGTAAAATCTTCTCGCGTGTCAGGGATCTCAAATCCATAATCTACGTCATCAGGATTGACGTTGGAGAAGTCATCCAGTACCCGCTCCTCTGCATTACGTGCAGCAATCTCTTGAAGTTCCTCTAGAGAGGTGAACTCCCATCCTTCTCCAAGATCCCCACGAACCTGAATATTAGACAGGTCGTTGGGATCTGCAAGAATCATGTCTTCTAGCGTCAGGTCTTGCCTGGCCCTAGCAAGAGAATTGACAAGCTCAGAACGAGTCTTTGCAAACTCTTCCTGAACTACTCGCGGTACGTCTGCTTCCTCAATCTCAAAATTATTTACCCTAGCTCTTGTTGTAGCACGGGCACGGGTCCATGCTTCATCGGTAAGGGCTTGTAGTTCGGGATCGTCTACTTTTAGAGCCTTAGGCAGCTTACCTAGGGCAGTAACCTTAGTTAGCTCAGGAACTGCCGGAAGTGCTTCTTCTACACGGGCCGTGGGAAGGATCACTTCTTCTACAGGATTAGGAGTAATCTCCTCCAGTAGAGATTCAGGCGCAGGCTCCTCAGTTGTAGGCTTCTTTGTGCGAGGCTTGCGAGTGCGCTTTGCCTTCTGCTTCGCCGCTACACCCAGCCGTGCAGCTACTTCTGGGTCCGCCAAAGCTACGCCTAGCTTATTGGCAACGTCTGGATTACGCATCGCCACACCTAGAAGAATCTCCTCCATAGAAGCGGGCATATCAGAACGCTGTTGAGCAATAGCTCGGCCCGGCGCTCGTGTAGGCCCTGCAAGAAGTTCGCCTAGGCTCTGTCCTAGTTGTTGGACGGGAGTAGGAGCGGGCCCCATTGGACGTGCGAGACCAGGCCCCGGCATTAGTGCGCGAGGCGGAACTACAGGTCCCATTGGTCGTGCAGGTCCCGGTCCAGGCATTAGCTCCCGAAGTCCAGGCATTAGCTCCGGCGGCAAAGTGGGGGGAAACTCCGTGCGCTGCGCATCGGTAAGCCCAGTGATTCCCCCACGAGGACGAGAAAACCCGTAAAGCTTTCCAATAAAATCATCAAGCCCAGCAACTGCGCGGGATTTGTTGCGCAGCGATCGGATACCCCCTAGACCTAGGGTCATTCCTAGACCTAGGTCTAGATTTCCTGCGCTAGCAATATTGCTGAGGATTGCGTTCTCTAGAGTTCGAGGAGAAGTTACGGCTCGACCGGCCTTCCCCGCTACCTTGGCAATCTTTCCCGAATCTTCGGCCGTTCCTGCAGTTTTAATCGCCTTGCCCGCTTTGGCGGCTCCAGGGATCTTGCTACCATACTTAGCAGCTTTTGCGCCGATTCCTGCACCGCCCAAATAGGTTAGCGGATCGGATGCGATATCTCCTACGATTGTTGTAGGAACAGTAAAGAACTTGCTCTTAGTCCACTCTGCGTCGGGAGCTGCAATCTGGGACAGGCTTACAAGGCTTCCGCCACCGCCCTCTGGCTGCTTTCCGGTAGCCGCATCCAGAATGTTCTGGGCTACGCGCTTCATATTGCGCGTATTATCTTCGGTGGCTTCAGTGGGATCTGCAAAATTGGGCGTTTGCATGAGCCCTAACCCTGTAGGGTCAAAGAGTCCGAAACCCGAGCCGGTATTGTACTTATCCCTAAACTCATTACGGATACGAGAGAATCCCTTATCCGTATCGGGGTCCATGCTGCCAGCCTTGATCTTATCAACGGCTGTAGCAAGAGTTAGTAGGTCGTCGAGTTTCTCCCGGACAACCATCCCACCTAGACCAGAAGTAGCCCGAAAGACTTTCTGGGGAACAGAGTAAATCGCCTTTAGAGGGCTTAGAGGATTGAACCCTCCGTCATCTTCCGTGTCCTCTTCAAAGTCAACGGGGAGCGTACGACTACTAAGCTTCCGTCGGTAGTTGTATTCTTCTGGCGTTAGGACTCGGGCTCCTACACGCTGAGATACCTGTGCATTAAAGTAATCAATCGGGCTCACTTTATCTTGCTCTAGAGCCTTCTTATAAATCTTTTCTAGATCCTCGTCAGAGAGGAGGACTTTATCTTGTTTTGCCATCGTGCCTCCCTAGCTTCCTACGAGATCTATAAGTGTCTGAATGTCTTTGTCTGATAGGTAACGATTTCCAAAGCCGCTCCATCCAGCTCCGCCATTAGGAGTGGCCTCCGCGTTCCATGCTGGAATAGTGAAGCGGCCGCTTGCGGGATCATAGTCAGGAGAGGTTAGAAGTTCATTTTGTAGCTTCCAACTACTAAACGTTGGATTGCCGGAGGCATCTTTACCAGTGCCTAGATTTAGAATAAAATCTAGGCTATCTCCAGCAACCTTATTGTTGCGAGCCCATTCAAAAAGGGATTCGGGCTGACCTAGGCTGTCCTGCATCTCAGCTAGCTTGGCTCTCTGCAGAGCTAGTTCAAGCTGTCGCTCTGGGCTTGCCATTCGCTCAGCGTACTGCTGCCTATCAAACTCAAACTGTTCACGAGCAAGAGCCGCAGATGCCGCACGGGCAGCCGCAGCCGCCGCAGCCTCTTGTTCAGAAAGATTGAATTGAGCGGCCTGAACTAGCTGATTCCAGTCACGTTCATCAAGCTTATATCCATAATCGGTAGCAAATGCGCCACGCTCAGTAAAGATATCAAGCAAACGATTCCGAAGCTCTCGCTCACGGTCGGTAGCATCAAAACGAGCCTGCGCCAGAGAGCGACCTAGTTCCGACTCAAAGTCGGAGATTTCTCCAGCACGCTCGCGCTCTCCCATAGAAATGCCTTCACGCATTAGGGCATCCTGCTGGGCGCCCCATGTGGAGAGGTTTCCTACAGCGCCAGCCTCGCTCATTCCCATCTGCTCTAGCATTCGCTGGGCGGCTTGTTCCATTGGAGTAGCGGCAGCAACCATTGCTTGCTGTCCCGCCCCGATGTTTCCGCCTAGCTCAGCAAGACGCTGAGTAGCAAGCTGTCGAGCAGTCTCACTTACGTTACGAGTTCCCGCATAGACGTTTTGGAGATTAACTACTTCATCCCCAAGCCGCTTTTCGGTGGCGGCTCGGTTTTGCTCCATTCGCTCGCCAGCGAGTTTGTAAGCGTCTTCAATGGCGCCCTTGCCTCGCGTGCGATAAAATTCGAGAGCGTCAAGATTTGCTTGAAGATCTCCAGGAATAAGGGCAAGATCGCCTTCAACGCGCTGAATGGGGGCTTTGTAACGCGTGTCTACAGCGGCGTTTACTTGACCTTGCCTATCATTCTGTGGTGGTGTAATAGGCATTAAATGACTCCAAATTCTAGCCAGGAGTAAGGATTGGCAATAAGATTACGAATCTGCGTTACGGTCAAGCCTCTACCTCCAGCGCTTGTTAGCGCTGAGGTTACCGCACTTAGTGCGGTTGGATTGGATGCAAGCGTGGGCGATACGTTGTTTAGCACCCACTGTTGTACAGAATTTACATTGCTACCCTGAGCTAGCGATGGTAGAGCAATGGTGGTCTTATCGGGGTTAGGAACACTGTTCCGAGTTATATCAAAACCATCCCCTCCCCCGAACTCGCGAGGATCGTACGTTCCTCGTAGCCCAGGATTAATGGTAAAGTTCCGAACCGCGTCAGTAAGTGTAGCAATCCGAGCGAGATCGTCTCTACGTTGCTGCTCTAGAAGATCTAGACGCTTTGCTTCTGCATCAAGACGAGCACGCTCCATCGCCTGCTGCTGCTCATACGACCGCTGGCCCTCAATAAGGCCCATGTATTCCGAACCGTAGTTCCGCTGGGCTGTAGAGAACTGGTCGATCAGGTCCGCCAAGCTGCGGTTCGCTGTCCGATTTAGATCAAAGAGGTAGTCCTGATAGTTCTTCTGTACATCAGCGGAACTCTTTAGGTTGATTCCAGAACGGCTAAGACCCCGAGCAGACATTTGCTGCTGTAGTTGCTGTGCAGCCTTACGAAGGCTCTCTTCTGAACGACCTAGAGTAGTCTGATAGTCTTCAAGCGTTCGATTCCTGTTGGTCTGTAGCTGCTTCTGCAGATCCGTGAGACCAGTTCGGAGTTGGACATCCCTCCGTGCAAACTCTCCAGAAAGGCCTGGGACTTGTTGTCCACCAGTTGCCTTATTCTGCAGATTTGTAATGTCTATAGTCGTATCGAGCGCAGAGGTATCTACACCGGGGCCTTGACTCTGGTCAAGGGTTGTGTAGGTTTTCCTGAAAAGATCTTCGTAAAGCTCAGGAAATTCGTTGGGATTCTGTTTGAGATACTCGGAGATTGCCTGCATCTCTCCAGTAGCGGGTCGCGCTTCTCCTTTGCCTCCCACGGGGCCAAAGAGCTTGTCGCGAACTGTGGCGTACTGCTCCATGATCTTGCTCTGTGCAGGAGTACGAACCGCTTGCTGTAGCTGCGCCTGAGCAATCTGCTGCAAACCGGTAGTAGGAGCGCTGTAAGAAACTGGGGCGCTCCCTGGCAACGCTTGAGAGGTTTGAGGAGCTGGAATAGAAGGGGTAGGCGGAGGAGCCTGCCCCTGCTGCGCCATATTAAACCCCTGTTGGCGCTCCATGTCTTCTTCTGTTGGCTGTGAAGGAAGTCCGCCGTATGCGGGCGCTCCAGCAGTAAGCTGGGCCTGGAGCTGCTTCTTCTTTTCTTCTTCTTGTCGCTGTAGCTCACTTAGAGCTGCATCTGCTAGGGCCACTATCCCTCCTTCAACATTTTTCGGGCAGCGTTGCTGCGACCACTCTTTGTGCTCTCGTACCGATCAAGCAGGTTGCGTCCCTTTGCAGCCAATCGGGCTGCTGCCGCATCATTCGTAGGAACAGGCTCGCCCCAAGCGTTTGCAGAAAGTGCAAGTCGTGTGGGCTTGCCATCGCGCTGCATTGGACCAGACGGGTTCGTAAAGAAACGAGTAAGGAAACTTCCCTTACGCCGCATTTTCTCTGGAGTGTTGGCTGGCCCCTTCACTCCTGGCTTTAGATTCGCACCTTCTGTGCGTTTAAAGTGTTCGCGGCCCGCTTGCGTAAGCCCGCCGCGAGGATCTTTTAGGGGTCCGGCCATTACTTCTTAAACCTATTCATTCCTGGGGGCTGTGCCCCGAGCAGCCTCTGCGCCGCTCGGGACATTCCCTCTCGATTAATTCCATTCTTCGACGACATTCCTACACCGTTGTAGACATTAGCTCCACGGGAGAGAATGCCTCGCATCGACCGAGGATCGTTATTCATCAGCCTAGGAATCGGGGGCGCTGCGGTTCTGGCCTAAGCAGATCCATGATGATTTTGAGAGTTTCGTCAGGAAGATTGTCTGGAATGTACGTTTCTGGAGTAATTCCTCCTCCAGGGTTTCCGGTAGTCGGAATCGGAGGGGTCGGGCGTCCTGGCATCTGAGAATCTACGGCAAACGGGTTCGGTCGCATGGGTAACGAATCAAGCCCTGCTGGATTCATTCCCCCGTTGTACCGAGGATCGCCCTTACCCATAAGCTCCTGGGGGTTAAAAGGAGACCCCACATCTCCTCGGGGGCGCCGCTCGCTCGGCTCGCTCGATGCAAGCATTCGCTGAGCTGCGGCCCGTGAATTTACTTTTGTACCAGGGGTCCGCTTCATCCGGCCCCGCATTTCAGTTTTAGCCATTTCACTTACCGCCTTCTGCTACGCGCTTACCGCACTTTTCGCACTTTGGTCCATTACCGTACATCTTACCACAAGTAGAGCACTTGGCGCTCTGCCCGCAATGGGGACAGGTTTCGCCTTCCTCGTACTCTTCTTTCTCTCCGCCTTCTTCGTAATCTTCGTTTTCAGCGATGAGTTCTTTGAGTTTACCTAGTAGCTCTTTCACTTAGCTCCTAATACTTAATCATGATATTAGCTGCGGCCCAGGGCTGCATGTTGTTGTGAGCCTGTCCGCCACCAGCATAGTTGATGTAAGTGGGGTCGTTCTGCAGAGCGTTGTTGTATCCAGCCGGATATTCAACAACTTTATTCTGCACGCCTAATCCCGTAGTGCCTCCCCACGCCACATTGTGATTGTGGCTAGGCATTTCGTCAATGGTCAGGGTGTGAGTTTCTGAACCGCCAGTAGTTGCAAGAACTCTGTTCGTCAGACCACTTCCAGTACCTGCTCCTACAAGAACTCGTCCAGCCCAGTTTGGTAGCGTGATTGTTTCGCTTGCTACCCAGGCTGCGGGGACTACCGAAGCTAGCTCTTTGTAGACGTTTGCAGATACGGATTGTCCATTCATTAGTAGCCAGCCCTCTGGGGCTGTTGCTCTAATGGTATACTGCAAAGTTCCTACAGGTGCTGATTGACTCTCGCTGTTGTCTGAGTTTAGTGCTCTGGCAATTGCCTGAAAGCTCTCGTTTAGGTAACTGAGCATTCCCTCTTCGTACCGAGGTACCATAAGAGGGGTGAATCTCTGCGCCATTACGAGACACTTCCAGTCATAGAGCGTCCAACAAGTCCGTCGGGAGCCATTACAAATCCCAGACTGTTGATCTCAAAGTTATCGTCAGACGTGCCATAAACTTTAACACCGAGCCATCTACATCGGCCTGGCCCCTTAAACCTCCACATCGCCCGGTATTCATCTGCCTGTGCATCTTGTGTGGCGCTGTATGGGGTTTTGCCGTCTCTCTTATAGGTCAGAGTTAGAGTACGATTACCAGCGGAATTGGACGGGTCGGTGTCTACCATGACCGTATGTACCCGCTTCCATTCGTAGGGTTCACCAAAGTCAATTAGCTTGGTTTCTACCTGAAATGGAATGTTTTTACCGTTAACAGCTCCGTTAACGGCATTTCCGTCAGATGTGTGATACTGGTTCAGCTCCCAGAAATACGCCTTATACGTATCCTGTCCGTTCTGGTCCTTCGACGGTGTATACTTGTAGTCAAAATATACAAGAGCAGACATGGCTGCGGAGGAGACGCTTGCTCCACCCCCGCCAATTGCCATTGGGTAACTATTGCCAGATTCTCCACTACCTGTGGTGGCGGTGTTGCTGTAGATATTAATCATTGGGCCAGCGTAGGACGGCATGTCCCATAGGGTCCACGTCTGAGTTTTCCAACCATATACAAAAGCTAGTTTGTCTGCAGTGTAATTTTTGCGAACAATGTACCAGTCTTTCCATCTAACGGCGGCCGCCCTATTGCACGTATCAGGAGTAAACGCGATGTTTACTCCGATCATTGCGGGATCTACAGGATTGCTGAGATGCTCAAACGTGGTGCCGTCTGTGCGATATACGCCATCGCCAGCTAGAAAGTACAGGAAGTTCTGAATGACAAACGGCGTATCGCGACCAGTACATCCTACAGTAGCGTGTGCTTTACGCAGCGACCACCCTGCTGGAGCGCCATCAGTGTAGAGCACCCATGTGCTAAAACGCTTAAAAAGAATTAATTGATCGCCAAAGCTTGCTGCGGAAACTAGAAAATCGCCATTCCCAGGGTCTACATCAACATAGTTTAGCGGGTCGTATGCCTGAGAAGTATCAAAGTTGGCATCAGCCCATAGTTCCGTAAAATACAATCGAGACGTATACGGTCCCGGACTAGCTGATGTATCCTTGTTGTTGAAGTAAAAGATCCTATCTTTGTGTACGATAGAGAATGTAGCGCTAGCGTTGAAACTCTCTAGGTTTCCGCGAGCCCCGTACACGCCCATTGTGGTATCTGTAGAGGTGGTACCTGCGGTACCGCTTAGGGTAAGAACACCAGTACCTGCATTAATGTTAGTGATCGTACGATTCTGCAACCCTGCTGCAATTGCTCCAGTGGAGGTTACCCGAATATCTACCGCTTGACCTAGAGTAAAGACAGAAGTGTTGCCTACGCCTACAGTAACCGTGTTCCCTGCAGAAGTAGTAGCTGTTAGGGGCTTAATAAGGTTAAATCCTACGTCTACAAAAGTACCAGTAGTAGCTCCAGTACTAGTATAAACCGTGGGTCTACCCGTGCTGGAGAAAATGTACGCTTTATTTTCAAACTGTACGGCTGTTTCAATATCAACTACAGCAGAAGAAGGCCCCAGGGTTAGAATTTCTGTGCCAGGATCAGGATAGTACCCGTAAACATTCGTACCGTTTGAGACGAAAACCATTGTCGAAGCGGTTGCGGAGTTCGCGTATCCTAGAATAATAAAACTTTTTCCAGAAATACTAGAAATTCCCTGATGCGCGCTTTTGATATTAATGCCGGGGCGCTTTTTAATCGTGCCCTGATCCCCAATTACTACGTTTTGGGCATCAACTAGTTGGCCGTCGGCAAGCATCGACTTCTGTTGTAGATTGATGCCCTTAAAACCGGTTAGAACAGCAGTCTCTGCTTTCACTCGTAGATCACCTCCGGCTCAAGATCGGGCTGCTTGACTGTGGCAAAGTCGTACATTACAGGGTTCTGGCGATGGTAGTTGATGTTAGCGACTTTACGGCCATAATCTGCAACAGCAGCTCCCGCCATTGTCGTATCCCCTACCTTTAGATAAAGAAGGTATAGAGCGTAGCGTATTAGGGCGTCCTCTACCTGACGATCAAAGCCTGTGGCGTTACCTAGCGTTACTAAGTCTGCCGGAACGACTACACCTTCTACAGTCTGCCAGTAGGGCTGTGAGATTACACGGGGGTAAAGCTGAACTGTTCCCTGCGAAAGCATCCAGTAGCCTAGAGGCTGAGCTGCATCGTAGCTATCTCGATAGTTGGCTGGATCAAGTGCTGGAATTCGTACCGCTGTTCCTGTACCGGGAGTAGAGGATCCAATGTAGATGCGGTACGAAGAGACTCGCAGCATGTCTACATCTAGACTAATAGTTCCGGTAGCAGAAGTAGTACCGCCAGTAGACAGAGTAGAAAAGAACCCATCAGTATCTTGAGCAAACTGTCGGATAGCTTCATTGACATAATCTACAACCTCAGCAACAGTAGCTACAGCAGCATCCTCGTCACCGAACAACCGCTGTACCCGAGTTACGACCTGCTGTAGCGTTGACATACTCAGACCTCAGGGTTCTCGCGACGACCGATTACAGGGGTGATCGGGTCAGACTTCTTGGCGCCAACGGTGTTGCCTGCCACATACCCAAGAACCGTCATAAGAGCGCCAGAAACGGCTTCTGGGGGTAGCACATCGGTAATACCAAGAACCACAACTGCAACCAAACTTAGACCAAGAAGGATAGCCTTCTGCCAGTTTACTACTGCCACTTTCTTTCTCCAAACTTTTCTGTGATTCGCTCATCGTATTCGCTCGCAATCTCTGCGACTAGAGTCTGAATCAGACCGTTTCTTGTTCGCTGGGCTGTTGCTGGCCCAATGTGCTGCTTATACAGCATCTGTGGAATATAATGATACTTTGTTTCTAGAACCGTTCGCACTACAAGCTCGTAGTCATCGGCTACAGGTAGCTGAGGATCGTGCCCGTCTAGCTTACGGTAGACATTCGCTCGCCATGCTCTTACATGGTTTGGAGCAGATACAATGTGTCGGATCGTTGTAGCGTTGATAGGCGGTGCCTTCATTGCCCATACGTTGTGTTCTTCACACCAGTAATGCGATCCATATCCGAAAGCCCACCCATCCGGATAGATTCCCGATTCTCCTGAAAGCAGAATCTCACACCAATCTGAGTAGACAAAGCCTACAGTCTTGTCAGAAAACGCGATATCCAGAACTGATAAAGCGTCGGGGGTAAGCTCGTCATCGTGATCCAGTTCTACTAGAATGTCGCCATCGGCAACCATGAAGGCGTTACGCTTGACTTCTCCGATCTTACCAGAATGAATGAGAGAACGGTGGGCAGACAGCTTGTATCGCTCATCTGAGGCGAAGCCGTACAGTTGTCGCCACACCTGTTCCCCTTCTGAATCATCCCACACAACCCACTCCCAGTCTGTGAAAGTCTGGGCTTTGAGTGAAGCCCATGTACGAGCCAGAACTTCGGGAGGCGTATTGTAAGTTGGAGTGATGACAGAAATCATGTTGGCGGATCAGGGATAGTTACTTCGTCCCCGTTTCGTGTTGCTAGAATTGCTGGGCCGTCTCGCAAGGCTGCCCGATAAGCTTCCCATGCAATCTTGTCTGACACAACATCTGGAAGCATTTGGAAATCCGAAGCCGCTAGCGCCCCCTGCCTAACAATTAAAGTTCTCCACGCAAACTCATCGTCAGGCATCGGATTGGGCGGCTCAGTAATAATCCAACCATCTCTTAAGTTGACTACTGGCATAACTTCCTAGGTCTTAATAATGTAGTTTAGAACCATGCTCGGCTGCACGTTGTTATGCGCGCTAGACGCATTTGCGGCCGTAGAGTTTTGATTGGTAGCAGTAGTGCTCTGGTTTGTAGCTGTCGTGCTTCCGGTTTGTGCAAGATTAGCCACGGCCTGTCCAAGAACAAAGCCGCTAAGCACTCCGCCTGTAACGCTAGTGTAGTCTACATAGTGCAAGTGAGAGTTCTGGGTATGTCCGTGGCTATTCTGGGTGTGAGTGTGAGAGCTTGTACCGGACTCCGCTCCAGTCAACGTGTGCGTTTGCGCGCCACCACTATTACCTAGAGTTGTTGCACCACCAGTAATTGTAGTAGAAGTAAGTCTATTTGCTGCGGTTCCACCCATGTTGTCTAGACCAGCTACCGTTCGACCCCGTAAATCAGGGAGTCCGAAAGTGGTTGATCCATCGCCTACACCGTAGGCAGTTCCAATTGCGGTAAATAGATTTGGGTAAGATGCACGGCTTACTACTTGACCGTAACAAAGCAGCCAGCCTGTAGGAGCGGTACTACCGGCGTAGGCGGTAACAGTACCTGACGGTAGCTGTGCATCAGTACCGGCGGCACCCTGTGGACCTTGTGCTCCCTGTGCCCCCTGAGGCCCCTGTGAGCCTTGTGGGCCGTAGTCACCCTGCGGTCCAGCAGGACCCTGCGCCCCTTGTGCTCCGTTAGCGCCCTGCGCCCCTGTAGCCCCTGTAGCACCCTGCGGACCGGGGACCGTACTAGCGTCACCCTGCGGACCTTGCGGTCCAGTATTACCTTGCGGACCAATATCTCCTTGCGGACCTTGTGGACCCAAGTTTCCTTGTGGTCCTTGCGGTCCAATATCTCCCTGTGGTCCCTGAATTCCTTGTGGTCCCTGAACTCCCTGAGTTCCTTGTGGACCGAAATCTCCTTGGGGACCTTGACTACCTTGTGGGCCAGTAGAACCTTGCGGGCCTTGTGCTCCCTGAGGACCGATATCTCCTTGGGGTCCTACAGGACCGAGCGGACCTACAGGACCGTCTAGTCCTTTCTGGCCCCGAACTGAATACCAATCGGGGCGTGACAATTATCGACCCTGCTGTGCAGCGAGATTTACTTTAATGCTGCCGCCATCTGCGATCATGCTATACTGAGTCCGCCAAGGAAGCACTACTGCTTCGCCTGGACCTACAGCTTCGCACTCGTCTCCGAATTGAGCGGCCACTGTACCGTCAAAAAGAGCTACCCAAAGAGTATGGGTGTTGTCGAGGTTCTTGCACTTGATTAGCTGCGGAGTTTTGTCGGGCGCTGCGTAGTTTGCGGCAGCGGTATGCACTACAGTGTGGGTTACTGCTACGTTAGCCATTCTTTACAACCTTTAGATCGCCGGACTCTTCGTCACGGAAGGTAAACCGAAGCTTACCGGAGCTAAGATGCTTCATTCCTGTAGCAAGCAGGTCCTGATTGACGCCAGCCTCTTCGGCTTTCTTTGCGTCCTTCTCGGCCTGTGCTTTTGCTACTTGATCGTCGTACAACTTCTGCACATCGACGTTCGCTTGGTCCATCATGTGCAGCTTATCTAGAACAGAACTGTCCATGTTCCACACCTGTAGAACGACTCGCTCTCGTCCATCTTGTGTGCGCTCTACGATTTGATACGGAGCGTCTACAATCCCGCTTGCTCGACTAGGATCTAGGTACTGAACTCGAAGATTGGGCCAGCGATATTGGATTTCTTCTACAACTCCTAGCATATCGCGCTCAAAGGCTTGGCCTGCAATAATGACATATTGTTCTAGATTTAGATTTTGCATAGTCCTAAATGAAAAGAGGGAGAGTCCGTGGGGCCATAACCTCCCACGGACTCTCCCTCGATCGGAGGGCTGGAGCCCTATTAAATTGTAAGGTTTGTTACGCCTCGGTGATACCGGTCATTACTGCGTGACCGTTACGCCGGTAGGTCGAAACGTTCCAGTAACGCTTCATCATGACGTCGTAGGCATCGTAGCCGCCGACCCACTTGAAGATGCTACCGTCCCGGTCGTCGAAGTGCCAATCCTTCGTCTGCCGGATCGTAAGGTCCTTCTCGGTGAGGAAATACATTGTCGAAGCCGGGCAATCAGGATCTTCCACGACGGGAATCTCGGTACCGTAGTTGAACGGTAGACCGGTGTAACCGCCATCGAAGGTCTGAGTGTTGACGAACTGGCGATCCTGACGAAGCAGGTTGAAGTATGCACGACGCACGCCAAGCGAAGTGAAGATCGCGGAGATCTTCCCACCGTTTACACGAACTTCGTCACACCGCTTAATCATCGCCTCTTCGGTAAGAGAGCCACCAAGAGCGACCGAAACGGCCGCCCACTTTGGCTCGGAAGAGGGGTTGATATCGTGAAGAATACCAGTCGAAGCAACGATCTTGGCAAGACCGTTTGGCTCACGCTGCGTACCAGACGAGTAGTTACCTGCCCGGTAAATACCGTCGGTCGTAGCGGTAGCTACGGTTGCACCGTCGAAAGTAACTACGCCAGTGGTGTAGTTAATTGCGGTGATAGTACGGCCCGTTGCAACGGCAGCACCCGTCGAACGGGTGAGAATGTCAATTACTTGACCAACCTCAAGCCAGTAAGTACCAGAAGCACCTACAGTTACGGTGTTTGCAGCAGGCGAGGTGGCTGCGGAAACTGCGGCGAGAAGGCCAGTGCCATCACCGTAGAGGATCCGCTGCTGATCCTTAAGAAGCGAAGTCTTAAGCGACTCCATCTCAAGATCGGCTGCCTGAGCAAAAGCCTGCGGGTTCTTTGCGGTCTGATCGAAAATCTGACCGTTGAACCGAGCGCGGCCATAACCGTGGAAAAGGGTGACCTTTGCCTGGTTGTACTTTGCCGCACCGGGATCGCCAAGAGCCTCGCCCTCAGCACGGTACGAAATACCCTGGTTACGGCCTACGATTACGGGGAAGTAAACGTACTTACCACCAGTGGTATCAACTACACCCTCGGAGGACTTTTCAATCCGCTTACCGAGGATCATCTCATCCTGAAGCTGCGAAGGAATCTTCGTCTCGTAGACTTCCTTGAGCAGCGACGAGATGGACGTAAGAGTTACGTTTGCCATCTTAATTACTCCCTAGACATTTCTGAGAGCATCTTCGTAAGGTAGTCCTTAGTGTCCTTAGAAGATGCGTTTGCCAAATCCGGTTTGTTTACAGGAGGAAGCCCGGATCCACTCAATACCTTTGGTGCAGGTGCCTTAGCGCGCTGATTGACAACATTCTGCACGAGTTGGTGAAATTCTTGAACAGCCTCTTCTGGATCTGCCCCGGCAGCAATTGCACGCAGTACCCAAGTGCGATCATACTCGCCGTACTGCTGCTTTAGCTCTTCCATAGTGGTTTCCAGCATTTCCCGTTCATAGGCTTCCTGCGACATGGTTTCCTGATTCTGGATCCATGACGCCATAGCAGCGATGTACTTCTCATATTCTGCAAGTCGCTGCTCTGTCGGGTCTGGCTCTTCGGAGCTTCCCATTTCTTCGGCAATAGCTCTAGCTTCTTGCTTGCCATAGCCTTGGTTTACCAGATAATCATAAATTACCTGGGGTTGGTTTAGTAGAGTATCGTAGAGACGACGGCTGTTTGTAAGGGTTTCGTAATCGCCTAGTTCGCGATAGCCCTTTAGCTCGCCTTGCACCTTCTGAGCATACTTTGTAAAGTTACTATCCCACTGTGGGAGATAGTTCTGCAGTACGGGTCGATGCTCTTCAGGAACGGTCTCTAGGAAACTCTTGGCGTAACCGCTGAGTCGCGGTTCAGAAGTTTCTTGAGCTGGCTCGGACGAATACTCATAACCGTCCGAGCTTTCATAGCCTTCTGATTCGCCTAGTTCATTTTCCATATTGGATCTTAGACCTCGTTTTGGTATTGGCTATCCTGATCGCTTTTGCCTCGTCCCCAGTTTCCTTAAGGATTGCGTTAGCGATTGATGCCCAACGGGATGGATTCTGTACGTCTTTTTTAAAACGTTTTGCGTCGCCAGAATTCCACGGCATTACTGCTGAGGTCCTCCTTGTGGCGGTGTGCCTCCGCTAACTTGTAGCAGAGTTGCCAGCCTCCAAAGTTCAGTTTCGTAATTCGGATCAATCGCGCCTGGGTTCATCGGATCTGTCATCTCTTGAACCTGCGGTTGTAGACCGAAACTCATAACTAGGAACTTGAGGTGGATGTAATTGTGCAGGCGGAACAAGTACTTAACTTGTTCGTCCGCATTCTCCCACTCTTCACGCTTCATCTGATCTGTATGTTCAGCCAGGTGAGCCAGGTGGTCGTGCCAAACTTCTACAGGAGCAAATACCCCCTGCATAAGTTTTAGATTCTCTCGTTGCGCTTGACGCGCGTCTGCTTGTAGTTCTTCGTACAAGCGACCGAGTTCAGGCATATCGAGATAGGCTAGACCCTTGTGAGCGGGAATTACACCCATTTTCATTAGCTCCATCAGCTCTGCCTTCTTAGCAGCTCGGCTGACAGGGATTGCTGATCCGGGAACTACACGGAAGTCTGTGTTTCCTCGGAGATCTGCGCCAGAAAGAAGAAACGCTTCAAAGTTTTCGTTCTTTCCTACAACTTGAATGGTTCGCTGTGCGTCCCAATACTGAACAACCAGCGAAAGGAGTTGGCGTCCCACCTCTTGATAGCTACGCTCCTTAGAGCGAATAGCTGGAACAAGAGCGGAATCGTCGCGTTCTTGTAGGTACGCGATTGCCGTGGCCGCTTCTACGCGGCCTGGAACGGTGCCCTTGCTCACTTCGTTCTGCGAAGCGATCTCGTTCATCTCTTCCCGTACGCGCTGGATATTGTCCAGCACATAGCTGGGAAGGGGAGAAAGCTGTGTTTGCTGAGGCCGCGAAGCTCCAGGGATCACCTGAATAATTGCACCTGGCTCGCTCGTCATCTGACGAACGTCTACGGTGCCCTTCTCTACAACCCATTGTGGCTTGGTCATTAGGTTGACCGACTCCACAATCTTAGACCGCTGCTTGTTGTATTCCTTCTGTAGCGGAATAAGATCGTCGATGAAGCACGATCCGTAGAAGCGGTTGGTTGGAGTATGAATCCGAGGGATAAAGGGGAAGTGGCCGTGAGCGTAGGGCCACGGGGAAATCGAGTCTCCGAGAAGCTTGCCCTGCGCTACGGCGCATAGTGCGCCGTCAGGGAACGAAGCGCACGGAGCGATCCAAACTTCCTTAACAAGGATGCCCTTCTTTGTTGCATTCTTGTCGGTGATGCCCATTGCGTTGAACAGGCGCTCTTCAAGAAGATCGGTTCCGGCTTTATCTTCCGGCTTCATCTCGATACCGTAAGTCGAGTAGACCCAATCGGGACTCTTGACCGCTGCGTGCATTACCCACGGCTGCTTGTTAAGTCGGGGTTCATCAAGCGCAGGAACAAAAAGATGGAAGGGGGAGATCGGCTCTACGCAGATCTTTCCCATCATCCCCGTTGCTGGATCTACTTCCTCGGAGTAATACACTTTAAGGTAGCCGTTACCCGTAAGGATGCACCAGAGGTCTGCGATCTCTTCCTGTACGTCGAGTTCTGTAGACTCAATAAGGTAAGAGTGCAGGCTTTCTGCTGCGCGTGCAGCAGCCTGGTCCGCACCGTCACTCGTGGATGGCATGACATATCCACGAGGAGCGTTGTTCGATAGTCGGGCCAGCTCCCGTCGAACATAAGACCGTAGGAGGTTGATAGTGAGTCGAACTCTCCACGGTGGTGCCGAAGGCTCAACCAACTTAGCGTTGGCGAACGAACCAGACTGCGCCCAGGTCACCCATTGCTTCCCAAGGTAGAAAGCAATGTTGGTGTACCACTGGCGTTCAAATGAAGTTCGTGCAGTCTTTGCCTGATCGAACTCCGTGTTTACCCAGGAAACGATCTCCTGGGGAGATGACTCCATCGAGATCATTCGTCATCTCCTTCTAGGGACTTGAGGAAGGCAGCGAGATCAACTAGGATCTCGCCACCTTCCTCATGCAGCGCGTCAGGATCGCTAAAGTCAATCTCCTGAGGAGTTAAGATTGACATGGATCGTTCCGCAGCCGCGAACTCGGACCAACTGTGGCTAGATAGCCGGTTTAGCAGGCTTTGCTGGTGGTCTAGCTGAGTCTTTAGAATTTCCTCCAACGACATCAGACAGCTCTGCAATGCGCTGCTCAAGTTGTTTAGTGACGCTCGCGAGATTTTCCACGTTAGCAAAATAAACGCGGTGATAAGCGAGTTCACCGACAAGACTGTCAAGGCTAGGGGCCAAGTCACTGATTTTATTCCTTAGCTCTTTGGAAGTATCCTGAGAATAACCCAAGTGCTTTGCAATCTCATCGAAGATCTTCCCTGCGATCAGGATAGATCCGCGCTTGGCGTCCTTGGTGTAGAGGCGAACGTACCACTCGTCCTCCACGATGCCGGACAGACTGCAGGCAGCGGGCTGCTTCTGAGGTACGGTTTCACGCTCGTACTGGCTCATAGAGCCAGTTAGCGACAGCTATCTTAACTTGTCAAGGGGAGATAGGATATTGCCACTACCAGTCCGAGCCAAGCTCGTTATCATAGACGTGGTGCAAATTAGACTGTCTCCATTGGTAATCTGGAACGTAATTATCTACAGGAACTGCAACGCTTGCCCCGGTAAGGGGGAGGTTAAACACCGGCTGAGCTACAGTAATCGTGCTGAGATCGTCGAACGGCCGCGACATTACTCCGTAGCGCAGAGCGTCCATCGCGTGGTCATCCTTCTTCTTTGGACGAGCTTTAGGATCTTTCCGCGTACTAGTCTTGCGACTCGTGTACTCGTCCCACCGATACGACTTAATCTCTTTCTTGAGATGTGTGCAGCGGTCCGAAATGTAGAGACGGTTTGAGTTGAACCATTCGTTGATACGATTGATTCCTACACCCATCTCATTGTTTCCGGGCTGAATGAAAATTCCGTGGTTCGCGTACTCTGTCTGAACCGACTGACCGTTAACCGCGTTGCGGTTAACAATCGAGGGATCTCCTACACGGTACGTGGGCTCAAGTCCGAGGGCGCCTTCAATCTCGCGTACGATGCGCGCGTGGTCAGAAACGAGCATGTCCGTAGCGTAATGTTCGGCTACAACAAAAAGGTTTCCGTCCTCATCGGCTTGAAACCAGAGCCACGCAGTTGGGTTACGGAGTCCGTGATCCATCGCAGCAAACGTGAACATTCCCTTGCGGGGTTCTACAGGAACGAAGTTCGCCTTCGGGTAGACGAGTCCGCTGAACGAGAGGAACTCGCCTTCTAGTCGCGTACTTAGTTCTTCTGCGCCAAGGGTTGTCGTGAGCATGTCAATTGCGCCCTTAGAAAGGTAGCTGTTCTCACGAGTCTTGAACTTGAAAATGTCTACGAAAAGGTTCTGGTCTTCTTCCATGATAGGAACGTAGAACCGTTCGTAGAGCCAC